GAAGATCTAATGGTAATACTGTTAGATTTAGAAATGTTCAAGGTAGTCCCGGAGGAGTAGCTTTTACTACCTATGAAAATTCTTCAGGATTTAGTATAACAGTAACTACAACAGATAAATATACGTTTACACTAGGTTCAACTCCTAGTATAACAGAAGATTCAGGAGGGCCAACTGTGTCTGCAGGACCAGTTACAATAACACCATGATAAAAAAATTAAAAAATTTTATTTCTAAATTATTTGGAATTAAACAATGTGGGTGTCCCGAGAAGGACGAACATCTTCAATTATATGAAGATCCAGCAGAACCAGAAACACCTATGTACACAGATGTTGATGGCAAAGCAATAAAATGTGCAACACATAATAGGTACAAAAAAAGCTGTCCTATTTGTAAAGAAATAGCAGGAGTAGTATAATGGCTGGATTAAGTGCATCAGGATTAAAAACACAAATTAAAAGTTACACTGAAACAGACTCAAATGTTTTAACAGACGCTGTTTTAGAAAATATTATTTTAAACGCACAATATAGAATAATGCGTGATGTTCCTATTGATGCAGATAGGAAACAACAAACAGGCTCAATGGTTGCAGGTCAAGATCAGTTTAACGCTCCAGCAGGTTGTTTATTTGTAAGAAGTATACAAGTTTATGATTCTACATCAGCTGTAACAGGCGCTAATTCATATTTAGAAAAAAAAGACTACACATATTTACAAGAATATGTTCCCTCTACTGAGTCTTCAAAAAGAGCTAAACCAAAATATTACGCTATGTATGGAGGAGCAACAGGAGAATCTGACACCACTTCAGGACGTATAGCTTTAGCTCCTACTCCAGACCAAGCATACAAATTTAGAATACATTTTAACTTTATGCCTGCTTTGTTAGAAAATAATGATACTAATTATATCAGTCTTAACTTTCCAAATGGGCTATTATATTGTTGTCTATCAGAGGCATATGGCTTTTTAAAAGGTCCAATGGATATGTTGACTTTATATGAAAATAAATATAAAGAAGAGGTACAGAAGTTTGCTAACGAGCAAGTCGGTAGACGAAGAAGAGATGACTACACAGATGGCACTGTTCGAATACCGGTAAACTCAGTAAACCCGTAGGAGATTAATTATGGCAATAACATCAGCAGTATGCACAAGTTTTAAAGTAGAACTTTTAAAAGGAGTTCATGACTTTACAGCCACAACAGGTGACACTTTTAAAATAGCTTTATTTACAAGTTCAGCGACACTAGGAGCAGGAACTACAGCTTTTGCTACAAGTAACGAAATTACAAACTCATCTGGAACTGCATACACATCAGGTGGAGCCACACTCACAAGCGTTACTCCAACATCTGACAGCACGACAGCTGTTTGTGATTTTGCTAATGTAAGTTTTACATCTGCATCGTTCACTGCAAACGGTGCCTTAATATATAACTCATCAGAATCTAATAAAGCAGTTGCGGCCATCGCTTTTGGTTCTGATAAAACTGTAACAAGCGGAACTTTTACAATTGAATTTCCAGCAGCAGATGCAACCAACGCTATAATAAGATTAGCATAAGGAGGTAGATCCTTATGCCGAATACTTGGAATCAATCCGGCACAACCTGGAACGAAGGACGTTGGGGAACACAAAACCCCATTACACAAGGGTGGGGTGCAGATCCTTATAATGATGCTGCATCAACTTGGGGTGATGTAGGTGATGAGATAGTTTCATTAACAGCTCCTGATGCAATAACATCTGGCCTTAGTATTGGATCTAGTTTTGGTGATGGTGCTTGGGGTCAAGAACAAGGTTGGGGACAATTTGTTTTAAACCCTGCAGATGTAATGGGATTAACAGGTATATCCTTAACTTCAAGTATTGGATCACCTACAGCAAAATCAGATTTTACCGGAATATTAACAGGTCAATCAGCAACTGTAAGTGTTGGATCAATTACACCTGCGGACGTGATGGGATTAGCAGGAGTTTCTTCAACTTCTGCAGTAGGTTCCATAACACCTGCTGACGTAATGGGATTAACGGGAGTTTCTGCAACCTCAAGTATTGGTAGTACAACTGTTACATCAAACCCTACTATTTTACCTACAGGGTTAGCTATGACCTCTGCACTTGGTAGTTTATCTCCAGCCGATGTTATGGGATTAACTGGAGTATCTATAACTGCTTCTGTTGGAGCTTTAAGTCCTCCAGTTGTTATGGGACTAACAGGTCAATCAATAACTAGTTCTGTTTCTACATTTGGAACATCAACAGGCTTTGGAATACAAGCGTATCAAGAC